AGCTGAAGAAAGGATAGTGAAGTCTGCTTTAACAACTCTCGGGACTAAAAATTCATTTGCCATTTTTATATTCTCCTATATTTTATTAATAATTAGATAGTAATAGCTTCAAATCCACAAGATTCCATCCATGGGTTCAGAGCGCCTAGTATCTGAACAGCCTGTCCAGCGTCTACAACGAGGGCAAGAACTGTAGTAATAGGAGTCTTTTTAACAACCTGATTATCAGATGACAGATAACTATTATCATGTTCAATAGTTATAAGGTCATAAGTAGAAGAAGCTGAAGTCTGCATAGCTGGTTTAATAACCGGGAAATGGGTCTTATTAGTAATACCCTTGTATCCCTGAGCTACTTTTTCCAGGTCTCTAACTTGCTGCCATGTTCCTGAACCAGAACTAGCTGCAGTTGTGTAAGTTTTTGTAAGCGGAGTAACAGCAAGATGAGTATCAGTAGAGCTTATATAAGAAGCGAAAGCATCAAAATTAACCTGACGATATTCTTCTATATCATCTACAGAAGTATTAGCTTCTGGAATCTGAAGACCAGTAAGTGTAATGGCTACTGCACCAGAGTCAGCTGCAACAACACGCCTTCCAGGGAAAGCATTAATAGCAGCTACAAAAGCAGTAATCCATGTAGCAAGAACTGCGGTAGTTGAAATATACCTAAAGGTCTGTGTAAACTGACCAGGATGTTCTGCGAGGTCTTTGTAAACAACACGAATTACATATTCCCTACCAGAAGTGGGAGTAAGACCAGTGAAATCAAGAGTTATAACTTGTTCTGCAAGAGCTGCATATGACCTACCTTTGTAGGTTTTAATACCGCTTGCTTGAATAGGATCTGAAAAAACGACTTTTCTATTTGTTGAGGTAGTCGTACCTTCCTCATTTGTATAAGCAAAAGTTGAGCCTGTGCCCTGACATAGATAAATAGTATCACTGTCCGATTTTGTAGCACCTGCGGCAAGCACGTTTTTGTTCTTATCAAGAACAACAACCTCACCATCGGCGATATTACCAGAAGCTATAACTGTTGCTATGTCTTCCCCTGCTACAATCTGAGCATCTCGAGAAACACTTTTGCCAATTAAAAGTTTAAAAGGTCTTGTTAACATTTTATTTAATGTTTAAATTATTATTCAATTTTGTTTAATTCAACAGTATGCGTTTGGTACCTAGGTGATTCTATATTCTCTATAAGTTTATTTACTGTCATTTCGACAACTTCACTGTGGATATGTTCAGGTAAGTCACAATTGACTGCCCCTGATGCTGATATAACAGCGGGCTTCCTAATATAACGCATATAATAATAACTAACAGAATAGTTCCCATCAGTTATTAACTCAACTCCCTTTTCACTAAACAACCTAAGAGGTCTTGCTGTATCTAAATGTAATACATGTTCCCCATATGGATCTGTTACTTTAGTAAAATAACTATCAGAAGTACATTCAGTAACGCCTGTACGGATTGTTGTAGATGTGCCTAATATTGAATGATTAAAAGTAATTGAAACCTCATCATTCAAAAACAACATATAATTAATAGGGAGGTTTACGCTTGCAACAATATAAGAATTAGGTTTATCATACACATTAGAAGCTATAGCTGGAACCAATCTGGTCTCAACTATTAGTGTACGTAAATCATCAATTCTTTTTTGAGACTGTTCAAAAGACGTACCAAAGGCGTTATTACCAGAATAACGTGTCTTGATAAATCTGTTTACTGAATCATTTAGCCAAAAATCAAGTTCTTCTGCTTGAAAAGCAGGTAAAGAAAGGGCCTCACTTTTGTCAAGCCCCATTTTTACCGCTATATGCATTTCTGCTGCAGTCATTATTTTGCCTTAGTTTCGTTCGTTATTGCAAGTTTTAAATCCTGGTTCTCTGGTGAGTCTATATATAATATAGTCTCTTCCAAACCGTGTCCTATAATGTCTGTACCATATTTATAAATGTTCTTAACTTTTCTAATTACATTCTTAGATATAGCCTCTTGAATAAGAAACTCTGTGTCTTTGTTTGTGTTCATTACCCATGTACTTAAAAATCTATTAGGATCTTCTTCTACTAAGGTACTTAATTTAAATTCAACGGTTTCATTACTCAAGTCTTCTGCTTTATGTCCATAAAGACGGAGACACTTACGCATCTCAGAAACAGTCATTTTATCAAACTCTTTGAAAGCTTTACGCTTAATCTGACTGAGTTTGTTTGACTCAACTGCTTCTTCTTCCTCATTAATTATAACAAAATTTGCTGTGGCCTTTCTGTCGCCAAGACCGTTTGCTACCCTTTTATGACTCTTTAGAAACAAATAACGCATTTCATCATAGGGATCTTCGGTATCCAATATAAGGTCTTTACCACTCATTTTAATGTGAAAAGTAACCCAGAATGGAGAAGAAGGGTTTAAATCTAACCGAAGTTTTTCGCCCAACCGCTTCTCGTCTTCTTCTGTAAGACCTGTATAAAGTCTACCTGTTCTTGTAAGATATGGTGCAAGGGATGTATGACAGTTTTTATACTGTATAATGCCCGACCATGCGTTCCTATTTAAAGGTTTTACTATAACTTTCATTTCCTCGTTTATTAACGGTATAGCCCAACAAGGGTTTATTTGCGCAGCAAATAAGATTATTCACTCCGTGAATAAACCCGTGGACTAATATTTATAATTATTCGGCATCACAGATAAGCTCGCCAGAACTGTTCGGGAATCTCAGCATGAGACCCTGCTCAGTAAGGAAGTTAACTGAATAACCATCTTTTGCATTCGACCTAAGGGTTGTAATGGATTTAGCATGACCAGCGCCAGGAGCAACTGAACCACCTACATACCACATAACCATCTCACGGTCCTTACGTACAACTTTAACAAGGTTCGGTTCACCATCACGCATACCGAAATCAATAAAGGTCATACGGTATGACTCAAGAGGCTTGCCTGAAACAGGGTGAAGTTTACGGTTATAAATTGTATTATCATACATTGGGAAGTGCTTCAGAGTCAACTCAATCCCATTAAGGAGTTTAAGAGTTGTAAACTGACCACCCATTGTAAGGTTCTGACCTGAGCCTGTGATAAACACAGTATCAACTGTTGACAGAGCAGCTGCTTTGTCTTTAAGTATACGGTCAAATTCTTTCATACCCATTTCACCTGTAAGAGCAACGAACTTACGTTCATTGGTACCAAGGATATTATATGAAAGATCAAATAAGAAATCTTCCAGAATTGCTACTGTAAGAGTTGTATAAAAACGTTTGTTAGCTGGGGCAATCTGCTCAAGCAAACCGGCACCGATATAAACCGGGCGACCGTTTGTACCTGCCAGATCAGTTGTACCATCAGCGTTTGCGTTGTATTTTGAGTATACGCTATAACGTTCAATAGTTTCATACCACTGACGTAAAGCTCTCCACTCCTGGTAGTCTGACCATAGGTAGGACGATTTACCAGAAACGGGGTCCTTCATAGCGATAACCATTACAGAAGAATAAGCGTCTCCAGTGATATCGTAAGACAGCCTCATAGTCGTCAGGTGATTCCTGAGTTTGAATGGGGTCTGATAGTTCACGATATCAGCTTCTTCACTGTATTCTTCGTATGCGCTACCTTCGCGGCTTATCTGCTTCCCTGCGGCCAAGAGTGATGGGGGGATATAAGAATCCACCTGTCCATCAGCTACAACTACAGTGTAAACAAAATCAGAACCATCCTGATAAGGTTCACCCTGAATTCTAGCCTGAAACTCCCTGTCGTCGAAAGCGATAATAGCACCTGGTCCAAACCATTTCTCAGCTACCCAAAGTTGAATAGGAGTATTGTTTATACCAGGAACATCTGATGAAGCGATAGTTGCACCCTGCCATTTAGCTGCCTTGATTGTGATAGCCTTGTCTGATTCTATCATTACAGGCCATTCATACTGCCTGTTTTCAATAACAAGAGTCTTACCAAGACCCATAGTCAGGAAGTCCAGAGTGTTAGCTTCGTATTTTCCGAATACGTAAGAGAGTACAGTGGATACCTCGTAAGGTTTAGTAAGCAGCGCAGTGGCAAGCATGTTCTCTTCAACCAGATCTGTAAACCGCTTCGTGCGATAAAGAACTAGCGAGTTAAGAATGTTGTTTTCCATTTGTGCTTAATTGTTTTTTTAATTAATATTTAGGTCTCCTCAATTGGCTACTTACAGCATCCCAAGC